CGGGCCTCAACCCACGCTTTGCCAGTGCGGCCGCGCTCGTTCTTGAGTCGCGCTCCGCGCGGGCGCGCGTACATGAGGTATTCGGTCCCGGCGGCGTTCCAGCGGATCTCGACCTCGGGTCCGGTGCGGACGGGCGCGCAGGCGGCGTCGAGCGGCCACCACGCGTTCATCAGGTCGCTCCACGACGAGGTGTGGATGCCGAGTTTCAATCGGATGTCGCCACCAGTGCGCCATTCGGCGCCCGACCAGTCCCCGTCGCCCCAGGCGATGGAGCCGGTCTGGTCGGCGCGGACGCCGCGTTCGAACGGCTCGAATTCGTTGACGCGGTAGACAGTGCCGTGGTGGAGCAGGAGTGTCTGGCCGTCGCGGGTCAGGGAGATCTGGCCGAGTTCCACTACTGCACCGCCATCGCATATTCGCGCTTGGTTGCGCTGGTCAGGTTCGCGCCGAGTCGCACATCGACCTGGTTGCGGGCTTCGGCGAGTTCACGAAGCAGCTGCCGGTCTTCCTCGGAGAGGGACGTGACCGCTTCGACGCGCATCGCCGAGGAGCCGGGGGCCGCGGCGCCGTCGACACTCAGACCGATGTCGGTGGTCAACCCGGAGAGCGTCTTCTCGACCTGCGGGATCATGGAGTCGAGGCCGTCGATGAGGCCGCCGATGATCCACTGGCCGGGCTTGACGAGCAGCTTCTTGTCCGTGGACTCGGGGCCCTTCCAGTCGGGGAGCATCCCGGTCAACTCGCTGAGCTTGTCCCGCACGGCCCCGAACTTCTCCTGGATGCCGTTGAGCAGGCCGTTGATGATGTCACGGCCAGCGTTCTTGAGCAGCGACCCGAGGTTCCCGAGGGCGGACTTGATCCGGTCCGGCAGGCCCTTCACCCAGTCCACAAGGGACGTGAACTTGCTGATCGCGGAGTCCTTCGCGGACTGAATGAAACCCGCCACCTTGCCCGGGATGCCGCCCATGCGCTGGACCGCGCCGAGGATGGCGTCCACTTTCGCGTTGGCGCCGGACAGGAACGCCTGGAAGGCCTGGATGGCCCGGTCCTTCATGTCCATGAGCCACGACCACACACGGTTCGGGAACTTCCCGAATTCTGCGAGGACCTCGACGATCCTGGCGACATGGGCCTTGATCGAGTCGAAAATGATCCCCCAGATCTCGACCAGTTTCTCCTGCATGGCCTTGACCGCGGCAACGACCGAGTCCCAGTTGGCGATCAGGAGCACGACCACGGCGATGAGCGCGATGATCAGGCCGATGATCCACACGATCGGGTTGGCGTACATGGCCGCATTCAGGCTCCACTGCGCGACCGTCCACAGCCCCAGGGCGATGACGATCGCGGGCACGAGGCCCTTGATCGAGGTGATCCACCCGAGGAAGTCCCCGAGGGGGCCGATCAGGGGGATGACCGCGTCGAGCACGTCGACGAGCCCTTCAGCCAACGTCTTGACGTCGATCTTCCCGATCGCGTCCCCTAGGGCCTCAACGAGGTCGCGCAGGCTCGGCCCGACCTCGGTGGCGATGGTCGCGAAATGCGGGGCGAGGTCTTCACCGATGGCCTTGGCGAGCTCGAGGACGATCGGGACGACCGCATCCGCTACTGCGGCAAGGGATTCGAAGAATGTGTTGAGGGCGGTCTTGCCCTCGGCGGAGTCGAAGAACTCCGAGAGCTTCCCGGTCAAGGACTCGACGGTGTTGAGCAGGCCGCCGCCCTGGTCGTTCGCGGCCGAGAATACCGACGCGAAGATCGACCCGATGTTGCCGACGATCCCCGCCAGGGTGGAGAGGGTGTCGATCATCGTGTCGATGAGCTGCTGCAACTGGCCGGTGTCGCGGGCCCGGTTGATCCACGCCTCGAACCGGTCGCCGAGGTTCGCGAAGCCCTGCCCGACGCGTTCGATGAGGGGCGCGAAGACCTCCATGATGGTGCCCATGCCGCGCACGAACCCGCCCACGCCCGCGCTGGCGGTCTTGAGGCCGTCCTTCGTGGATTCGAGGACGGCGTTCATGCCGTCGAGGAACTCGGGTGAGTCGGCGGCGTCAAGTGCCTCGGCGGCGATGTCGGAGAGCCCGTCGGCGACGCCGGTGAGGCCCTTCTTGAGGTGCGGGAGGACGTTCTTCGCGGTCGTCTCGAACGAATCGGCGAGGTCTTCGAAGAACGCGGACTGAACGCTCTTGCGCAGGTCGTCCCACTCGTCCTTGAGCCCTGAAACGGCTTTCGCGAAATCGCGGGCGGGACCGGGGAGGCGCTCGAGGGCGTCCTCGTCGCCGGCGATCGCGTCCTTCATGCCGTTGAACGCGATCGTCATCGTGCCGACCACCGCGGCCCCGGATGCCCCGAAGGCGACCGCGGCCCCGGCGAGGCCGCCCATGGTGGCGAGGAGGGTCCCGGCGAGGCTGATGAGCGGCCCCAGGGACGAGGCGGCACCGGCGGCACCGGTCGCCATGGCGGAGAACGCCGTGGCCTTCCCGATGCCCTTGAGCAGCCCCGACAGACTGCCCATCTTGACGCCGGTGAGGTCCATCTTGCGATGCACGCGGTCGATGGTGCGGTTGAAGCCGCGGTCGTCGGCGTCGATGACCGCATTGAGTTCGCCGAGGTTGAGGGCCACCCGTCACCCCCTCATCTGCGTCGAACGTGCGGGACGGCGGGCGCCTTGGGTTGCTTCTCGGGCGGCGCGAACTTGCGCTGTATCCGGCATTCACAGGTCAGGAGCCCGGATATCCTGCGCTGGAACCACTTCCAGGACCGCTGGGTGAGGATGCCGGATTCGATGTCGATGCCGTAGATCTGATGAAGGTCGGCCTCGATCAGGTCCCTGTGGTCGCGCCACAGGGCTAGGACGCTGCGGTCCGGGTCCTCGTACGACTCGTAGAGGCCGGACGCTTCGTCGTACTCGCCGACGCCCCAGCGTTTCTGGTCTTCGAGCCAGACGCGCGGCTGGTCGCCCTGCGCTGCTCCCGGTTCGCTTTTGGGGCCCTGTCGGACTCCCACATCTTGCGGGCGCCGTCCAGGCCCATGACGATCCAGGCGTAGGCGACCTGGCCGACGAGTTTGACCTTCCGCCACTTCACGCCGTCGGCCTCGAGGGCATCAAGGGTCGCGCCGAGCACCCGCTGGTACAGGGCCGATTCGTCGTCGTCGGACAGGTGGAGGTCCGCGTCCACGGACTCGGCGTCTTCGCCGGCGTCGATGCGGGCCTTGGCTCTGCGGGAGCGCTCGGTGAGCGACTGGACCCACAGGCCGGTGGCGGCGTCGACGTCTTCGATGACGTATTCGCTGGAGCCGAGGAGGACGACGAGGTCGCCGTCCTCGTTCTCCCAGACGTGCTTTTCAGCGTCGCTCATGCGGGCCTACGCGTACGTGTAGTCGTCGGCGACGGTGTCCGCGGAGGCACCGTTGGGGCTGGTGACCGTGACCCGGACCGTGCCGGCCGAGCCCGCGGGGGCGATGGCGGCGATCTTGGAGTCCGAGACCACGGTGTAGCTGGTGGCGTTCGTCGCACCGAACTTGACGCCCGTGGCGCCGGTGACGCCGGTGAAGTAGGCGCCGGAGATGACCACGAGCGTGCCGCCCGCGGTGCCGCCGGTGGCCGGGGAGAGCGAGCCGATCACTGGGACCGGGGTCGCGTTGACCGGGTTCGAGATCGTGACGAGCGCCGGGGACGTCGCGGAGGGCGAGACGGTGATCGAGACGCGCTCGAGGTCGGCCACGCCGCCGCCGTCGGGCGCCCACGTGATCAGCCCGTAGCCCTCGTACGCCTCGTCGGAGCCGTTGCGGTCGTACCAGCGCTGGTGGATGACACCGTCGGCGGTGTCGATCGCCATGGCGGCGAGACGGACCTTCTTCTGGACGGCGTTCTCGACGTAGGTCGCGTTGTCCTGCCGGTGGCGGACGAGGGAATCAGTCTGAGGGGTCATGTTCTGGAGGAAAGGAACACCTTACGCACATCTGCCGCCACGACGGGGGGGCTGGCGCGTTCATTGCTCGCGCAAGGTGCTGCGGCGCTCGCTCCCCGTTTGCGGGGCAGACTTTTGTGAATAAATTCACAAAGCTGCGCGACTGCGCGACGGCTCCTGATGTGAACTTCTGAAAACTCTCTGGAGGCAAGGCATGCGGTTCCATGGACTGGTGCTGGTGGCGGCGGTGGCCGCGCTCAGCGCTTGCGGTGG